CAACTGGGCGATATCCGAAGGCCTTGTCTATCCCGAGTTCTCTCTAGAGGAGAACGTGGTCAAGGAGGGCAAGGCCAGCCTGTTCAACGACAAGGGCGAGTTCGACACCACCCGCTATTCCTTCCCCTTCGTCTCGATGGACTACGGAACGGCCAACCCGACGGCAATGCTGTTGGTCGTCTGGGATGCAAAAAGTAAACACTTCTTCGTTGCGTCCGAGTTCTACTACGATGGCCACAACCGGGAGCAAATCGACGATTCGCAGAAGTATTCTGCGTTGGAACGGCTGGCGGAGGGCGTTCCTCTGATGGGAGTGATCGTAGACCCTTCGGCGCTGTCCTTCATAACTTTGATAAAAAATAAACACCACTTCCGGGTCTTCCCCGCCGAAAACTCCGTGGTCGCAGGAATCGCATTGACGCAGAACATCATCAACCAGCGAAAGTATGTCGTCTCGGCTTCCTGCACCGGTCTGATCAGCGAGATGGGCCTGTATGCGTGGGACGTGAAGGCATCCGAGCGTGGCGAAGACAAACCGCTAAAGACCCACGACCATAGCGCAGATGCGTTACGCTATCATGCGATGACGTATGTAGCGCACAACCTGAAGAAGTTTGGAATTGCGGGCTACTTAGAGCCATCCAACGCTAGGAGACCTTGATGAATCTTTTTGGCAAACTTAGGAGCTTTATCATGAGAATCTTCCCCCTCAAGCCGACAATCAAGGCCCTGAACCTTCAGGTGCCGGACATGGCAGATATCCTCGAGCTTCAAGGGCTCTGGGGTTCGCTGTACAATGGCACTCCCCCATTCCTCAAGGGGAAGCAGAAGTACCTCAACATTCCACGGATTGTCTCTTTCGATGTTGCCCGGCTGGCGGTCGGGGAAGCCAAGTTCTCCAGTAACGACAAGAACGCCGACTTCATTCTCCAGACCTTGATTGCCCCCAACATCCAGCAGGCGGTCGAGCAGGCGGTTGCGAAGGGGTCGTGCGCATGGCGTCTGTGGGTAGACAGGTCAGGCAAGCCCCACATAGACCTCTACCAGTGCGAGGATATTCTGCCGGTGGATATCGAGGACAACCGGGTGGTCGGGCTTGTGTTTGTAGACCGCAAGGTCGTGCATCCCACCTACTACACCACCATGACCTATACCCGGCTCGAGTATCAGCGATATGACAGTGCCAGCCGTATGATGCACGTGGTGGTCAAAGCCTACCGCAAGCAAGGAGAGCCTTCGCCTGTTGATCTGGGCGGAGAGATCCCCTTGGCTTCCGTACCCGAGTGGGAAGACATCACCCCGGAGTGGTCTATCTCAAACTGCGATGCCCCAACCTTCGTCTACATCTCTTCCCCGTGGCACATTGCCGGTAGCAACAATCTGGCAATCGGGGCTCCCATCTATTCCGATGGGGTCGACCAGATTGAGGAGCTACAGGAGAGAAGAAACCAGCTTGACTGGGAATATGACTCGGGCAAGCGCAAACTGATGGTTGACGAAGCATCGCTCCCGACCGACCAGTTCGGCAACGTCACGATCGACCCGGCAGACAGGGAACTGTACCGAAAGCTCTCCGGCTCCATGTCGGCAAGCAACTCGATCAAAGACCAGTTCGCTGACTTCTCACCCACCATCCGATACCAAGAGTACCATACCGACATCAAGCGCATACTCAACGAGCTGGCGAAAGTCTGCCATATGAGCAATGGCTATCTTTCGTTCGACGAGCTGAACGGTGCGGTCACGGCGCAAGAGATCCGGAGCCGGGACAAGGACAGCTATGCAACCGTCTGCAATGTCCAGAACAAGACCGCACAACCGGCGGTGCTTGCAACCCTGCATGGTTTCTCCATCTTGCTTACCGCTCTCGGCAACCCGCTCCGCTACGACTACGAGACTGCGACAAACGGCGACAATTTCTCCATTGTCTGGGGAGACGGCATCATGGACGACCCGGATGCAGAGAGGGATATTGCGCAGAGCGAAGTGCAATCGGGCTTGATGTCCAAGCGGTGGTACCTCATTCACTTCCGTGGTCTGACGGAGCAGGAAGCGGACGAGGAGCTTGCATTGATCAAGAGCGATTCGCCTGTTGTCGATACCAGTTTCTTTGGAGGTTGATGGCTGATGTTGTCCAAGCTGGAGATCGTCAAGCTGGAATCGGTAATCGAGCAGGAATACAGCCGGATAGCCGACAATCTGGTGATGCTGGTGGTCAAATCCTTGCAGGCATCTCCCAAGACCGCCACCGCCACGACCAACGCTTGGAGGCTCGCCAAGCTGAAGCAGATGGGCCGGTTGTCTTCTGCGGTTGAAGCCCAAATTGTTGCCGAGTCCAAACGCTCACGTACTGTCATAGAGAAAGCGGTGGACAATGCGATCGAGAAGGCGAACGAAAACGACATGGCCATCTTCCGCAAAGCGGTTGCCAGCGGAGCGATTCCCGAAGCTCGGCTTGCTCTTGTTGGCACCGATTCCCAAGTCTTCCAACGGTACAAGGAATCCATCCTTGCCAACTGCCGGAAGGCAATGAACCTGACGAACACAAAGGCGTTGGAGATATCGAAGGATGCCTATCGCAATACAATCAACTCGGCTTTCATTGAGGCCAAGACCGGAGCCAAGAGCATCGGGGATGCGGTCAATGACGCATGCCACGAGCTCGGCGGAACCGGGCTTCATGTCACCTACATCAGCGACCGGGGCAACGTCACCACATACCCTCTCGATGCGGCTATCCGGCGTGACATTGTGACCAGCTTCAACCAGTCCATAATGAAGATGACGTTGGCAGAGAACGAGATGCTTGGCAACGACCTCGTACAAGTCTCGGTTCTCGGCGATTCCAGACCGGAGCATGTCGAGTTTCAGGGCAAGGTCTACAGCCAGAGCGGGAAGAGCAAGAAGTATCCGCCCCTGTCCGAGACTGGGATTGGCACTGTTACCGGCATCGGGGGCATCAATTGCCGGCACCAGCTCTTTCCCTACTACGAGGACTTGGAAGGCAGTCACAAGAACGAGGATGCGAGCAAAGCGGAAGAAGACCGCATCAACCGCTCCTACCAGATCACACAGGAGCAGAGGATGCGCGAGCGCCAGATCCGGCAGGCCAAACGCATGGTCGAGGTAGACAAGGCCGGAACCGACAAGGACAGGCTTGCCAAGTCCCAAGCCCTCCTCGACAAGCGGGAGCAGGAGATGAAAGACTTCATCCGCACCACCGGACGGGGACGCTCGATCGACCGGGAAAGAATCTGATTGCCCACCAACCGTCCCACCACCACACCCACTTGACAACGTGAAAGACTTGTACTTGCCAGATGCGGGGCTGGCATATTCTCCGCACATCTCAAGCTGGTGGCGAACCAGCATAAACAACACGCAGAGGTGAATCATGGCGATCAAAGGATTGGACGACCTGCTGAAGAAGTACAAAGCATCGGCGGACATGACTTCCGACCAGTTCGAGACCGAGCTGAACAAGGCTCTGGCTACGGATTGGATCCCGAAGGAGAAATTCAACGCACAGGCTGACGAGATCAAGACCCTGAAATCGGCGCAGGCAGAATCGGCGAAGCTGTTGAAGGAACTTCAGGAAAAGGCAAATTTGTCTGACGAATACAAGCAGAAGGTCGCAGATGCGGAGGGAGCCATCAAGACCCTTCGGTTCGACTATGCGCTGGAAAGGGGCGTGAGCGACATCAAGGCGAAAAACCCGAAAGACGTTGCCAAACTCCTCGACCGGTCGAAGTTGACGCTGAAGGAAGACGGCACCTTGGATGGTCTCGAAGACCAGATCAAGGAGCTGAAAGCCAGCTCTGCCTACCTCTTCGATGAAGAGGAGGATGATCAGGGCGATCCCAATAAAAACAAGCCCAACCTTCACATGGGCGGGGGAAGGAAGCCGGAGGATCCGGATCCTGACTTCCTCGCTTCCATCAAGGCTAACATGGGCTTGCGCTAATCAACACAAAACAGGAGTAAAACATGGCAAAGAACACGTTGGCGACCTTGATTGGTCAGATGCCGGGATTGTTGGACAAGCTGGTGATGCAGGAGAGCGTTACCGGGGTATTTGAGAACGGACTTGTGACCGGGCAGGTCAGAAGCATCGGCATCAAGGGTTCCTATCAGGTTCTCAAGATGAGCTATGACGGCGGGCTCAAGGACTACAAGCGGGATTCCGGCTTTGAGACTGGCGGGGTGACTACCGAGTGGGAAACCCTCACGGCCACCTACGACCGCTCCAAGTCCTTCATCATTGATGCGGTCGATGACCAGATTGCTGGCGAGGTCGCTTCCAGAACTCTGGGCGATTTCATCCGCACCAAAGTAGTTCCCGAGCTTGACGCATACCGCCTTGCCAAATATGCGACCTCCGCAGGAACCGAGGTCTCTGCCGAATCCTACACCAAGACCACTGCGGTCAAGGCTATCGACACGGCACTTGAGACTCTTGGCGATGCTGGCTACCCGGATACCGGCGCAGTAATTTTCTGCACCTACGGCTTCCGTGGTCTGCTCGAGGAAGGCATTGGCGACCATCGTCTTGATGAGGGCGATATCATCAATCACCGGGTCAAGATGTACAACGGCAACTACATCGTACCGGTAAGCAAGTCTCGCTTCTATTCTTCGGTCGATTTGACCACCGGATTTGCGAAGGGTGCTTCTGCGGTAGACCTCCACTTCCTTGTCATTCGTCCGGAAGCTGTAGTCCAGCTGATTGAGCATCAGGCAATGCGCATGTTCACCCCGGCGGAGAACCAGACGCACGATGCGTACAAGCTGGACTATCGTGTCTATGGCGACTGCTGGGTGCTGGACAACAAGAAGTCCGGCATCTATGTGGGCAAGTCCACGACCTGATCGAGAAAGGAGGAAGAGGGATGGCTTACGACTACATCACGTATGACGAGTATCAGGCGTTCGACCCCATGAGCAAGCTGACGGACTGCGAGTTCACCGACTTGCTCGTTCCTGTGTGCAGAGTGATTGATGCGATGTTGTTTCATGCCATTGCACTCGGGAGGGTCACGCCGAAGCACCGTCTATGGGATGTAGTCAAGCTGGCTACCTGCATGCAGATGTCCTACGCATACAAGAGCGGAGCGGAGCAATTCCTCCGCTCGGATGGAAGGCAAGTTGCATCGGAAGGCGGTGCTATCGGCGGAGTATCTGACAGCGTCACCTACCAGACCGATGATGGCGCAACCTTCGGGGTATACGGTGGGTACCCTGCGAGCAGGGAAGCCTATTCAGTCCTCTCCTCCAGCGGGCTGATCGGCAATCTGAGGGTGGCAAGATGAGATGGATCACCCCCAGACTTGCCGGAAGGTTCTCGCACACTGTGACTGTGTGGCAGACTGGCGCTACCGATTCGTTCGGTGTTGTCACCTACACCCGGCTACAGTTGGACAAGGTTTGTCTGGATCAATCAAGAACAGGTGGTGCCGAATCCATGACCGGGGTACAGCGGTCGGGATCTGGTGCCACCATCTTCTTTGTCGATGGGATCAGCGAGGGCAAGGTCGTGTCGTTGCGGGTCGGGAACAAGGTGGCTGACGGCGCAAGCCGGGCTGACGTTCCCCCAGACGACTGCCTTGAAATCTCGCAGATCCAGTGCTTCGAAGACCGCCATGGTGTCGGTCACCACTGGGAGATTTCCTGTGTCTGATTTCTCGTACAACATGGATCTTTCCGATTTGAAGCGGATTGCGGAAAGGAAGAAGCGGAGGCTGAAAAGCTGTCGCAAGATGGCGCAGATTGCCTTGTGCAATGTGATCATCCGTGACACCGATCCGTTTGTCCCCTTCGATACCGGCATGACGGCCGGGAGCGTCATGGATGCGAGCGACAAAGAGAACGGCCTGATCATCTACGACACGCCATATGCGAGAAAGATCTACTACGGCGATGCCATCCACTTCCACAATGATCATCACGCTAAGGCCACTGCTCGATGGTTCGAGCATGCGAAGGCGGAGAATCTTGAGACTTGGCTGAAAGTGGCGAGAAAGGCGTTCGCCAAGGATTGGAGCAAGTCATGACGACGAGAGACCCGGAGCTGATGGCTGGATTCTGCGATGCGATCAACGGCTTCATTGCCGGGAAGACAGAGCAGAAGTGCCATATCGACTTTCTGCCAAAGGACGGGTTTGGCATCTGTGTCAGGATGGCACTCTCCCCCGATACGGAGACTACCTTCATCGGGGGTTCCAAAGGCAGACAAGTCGCCACATTCAGCGTGGTCGTGCAAGATGTTCCGGTGTCCGTGAGGAGTCTGATCGACTTGCTGGAGGACGTGAAGGACGGCTTTGAAGGGCTGGATACGTTGACGACCGGCGAGCGTATCGTCTCGGTCTCAACCACCACCCCCTCTAAAGTCGGTTTTTTTGACAACGGGACGGTTCGTTACGTGATTACCGTGACAATCGACTACTACAATTAGACAAGGAGCAAACAATGGCAGAAGCAAAGGGCGTGTTGCTGGTCAAAGACCGGCAGATTTACGTCGATACGGCGAGTTCTGGGGCGGAAGAAGTCTGGAGCAAAATGTGTGCGGGTTTCGAGAGTGCAGGGTTGTCGCACAACCCGGTCACCAGCCAGCACACCTTCTTGTGCCAGAGCAATGCACACACCGAGGTGTTGGGGTATGCCAAGCAGTTGGGTCTTTCCGGGGTGCGCTATCTGGGCGACCCGGTAAACGACCTGATTGCAGGCATGGAGGACGAGACCGGCGAGAGCGCACATATCAAGATTCTGATTGTCGAGGTTCACCCCGGCGATACGACCGGGAAGGCAAAGAAGTGGGATGCGACCGTCGAGGTCTCTAGCGAAGGCGGTGACGGAGGTGGCGAGGTCACCATCGAAGCGACCCTCCACCTGAACGGAGAGCCGACCGTCGGCACCTTCGACCTATCGACCAAGAAGTTCACGGCGACCACCTGATGGCCGACCGGGAAGATAGAAGAGACAGCTTCCATGCCATAAGTATGGGGGCTGATTGTTTTTGAGGAGGACAAAATGGACAAGATCACAATCGAGGCCGGGAAGCGGATGCAGGAGTTCGAGATCAACGGGAAGAACTTCTCCATGGATTTGGACGACATGAATGTTGCCATGATGGCGACCGAAGCGGTCAGACTGATCGGCGAGATGGGCAGGAAGATTCCCGCATGGCAGAAGAGCATGGCAGAGAACGGGGCGAGTATCGAGCAGACGAACGAGATGGTGAAGACCCAACTGGCGACTGTCGATGCGATGAAGAAAACGATCAACACGGCCTTCCGGTGCGATGCGGTCAAGGAGATCTTCGGGGACACCGAGCCGGTCAAGGGCATCACGCAGGTATTCATCGGCATCGCCAAAGCAATTAGCATTGGAGCCCTCACCGACAAGGACAAGCGGTAGAATGGACGACCTCTCCCTGCTGACCGACCGACTGCCTGCCGAGATCATTGTTGCTGGCGAGATGATCAAGATCGACACCCGATGGCACGTGCAGATCGACATAGCCGACCACCTCCAGAACCCGGAGCTGACTCCGCAGGAACGGCTCTTCTACCTTGTGAGCCGGTTCACGGGGGACACCAGCCTTCCGGAGGAGAGCTGGGAGGGTGTCCTTGTTGGATGGAACGACTTCTACGCATGCCGGGACGAACGGCTGGATGGCGGGCGGTCGAGCAATGGAGGGGGCAACGTAAGGGTCTTCGATTTCTGGAACGATTCGAGGTTGATAATCGCTGGCTTTCAGCAGGCGTATGGCATCGACCTCTTTGCAGACCACATGCATTGGTGGCGGTTCCTCTGCCTGCTTGAAGGTCTCCCCTCCTCCACCCGGCTTGCCGAGCGGATGAACCTGCGGGCGACCAAGCCAGAGAAGGGCAAGTATGCCGATGCTGAATACAACAAGCGTCTCCAACTGGCCAAGGCCGGCATACGGCTTGTAAAGCGGTATCATTTGACGGAGGAGGCGCAAGCTGACAGCTGGCAAGCGTCTCTCAATAGACTGGAGATCTGACATGGCTGACAACGCAGACGGCAAAATCGTTATCAAGGCGGAACTCAAAGACGCCAAGCTGGTCAAGGGCTTGCGGGCTGTAGGAGCGGTTGCGAAGACGACCATGAAGGCGACCGCTCTTGCCATTGCCGGCATCGCAACCGGCATCGGTGCAGGCATTGGGGCGGTTGGCAAGTTCGCCAACACATACGCAAAGCAGGCCGACGAAATCGACAAAGGTTCCCAGCGGTTGGGAATCTCGAAGAAGGCATATCAGGAATGGAAGTACGTCATTGAGCGGTGCGGAGGGTCAATCGATTCCCTCGAGATGGGAATGAAGACGCTCAACGATGTTGTCATCAGGGTCAAGGATGGCGAAGACTCCGCAATCGAGACAATGGCCAAACTGCAGAAAGCATCCGGCAAGCAGATTGACCTCAACGCCGATCAGGAAACCCAGCTCAATCAAGTAGTGAACGCTCTCGCATCGGTAGAGGACGCACAGCTCCGGGCGAGTCTGGCCACCGACCTTCTAGGCAGGGCTGGAATCGACCTCCTTCCTACCCTCGCATCCGGAACTACTGCCATCGACGACCTCAAGCAACGGGCGCACGAGCTTGGTCTTGTCATGGATGATGAAGCGGTAAGTGCTGGCGTTGCTCTCGGAGACTCGTGGAGCGACCTCACGAAGAAAGCCGGGATGGTGATCAATGAGGGAATCGCTCCGATCATCCCCAACCTTCAGAAGTTGGCGGATGCGTTCACTAACTCAATGAACGGAACAGAAGGCGCATCCGAAGAGCTGTCCAAGGCTCTCTATGACACAATCAGCAGTGGTGTCAAGGTCGTTACCGACCATCTTCCCGAATTGCTCAATCTCGGCGGGCAAGTGGTTCTTGCTCTGGCTGACGGCATCCTTGCTTCCATCCCCGAGCTTGCAGGGAACATCCCCCAAGTGATTGAAGCGATCGTCAATGCAGTCATTGTGCTGGCTCCCAAAATGCTGGACGCAGGGGTCGCCATTGCCAAGGGCTTGTGGGACGGCATCATGCAGTACAAGGACGAGTTCATTCAGGTCGGCTCATTTCTGATTGATGGTTTGGTCGAAGGCATCAAGACGCTCGCATCCAAGCCGGTAGAAGCAATCAAGTCGGTTGGCTCGTCCATGCTCAACAGCATCAAGAACCTGTTCGGCATCCACTCCCCGTCAAGGGAGATGATGACCATCGGCCAGTACCTCGACCGAGGTCTTGCCAAAGGCATCATGCTGGAGAACGGCAAGGTGATCAGTGCCTCCAAAGCCCAAGCCATGGGAATCAAGCAAGTCTTTGTCGATATGGCCGAGGATGGCACGGTGCTTGGGTCTGCGGTCTCCAGCAAAGTGCTGGACGGCACAATCGAGAAAACCAAGAGCATCAAGGACATGTGGGCCGACTGTTTCCATGCGATGGGCGAGGACTGCAAGATTGCCACAGAATCGATGTTTGCCGGGTTGACAGACGTAGGTACCGCAATCGCAAACGGCGAGGACGGCTGGAGCGCATTCGGCAAGGCGGGCTTGGAAGCACTAGCCAAGCTCCTGCAATCGCTGGGCATGGAGCTTGCCGTCATGGCGGTGAGCGCCTACCCGAACTTCGCACAGATGGCTCTGGCAGGGGCGATGAGTTCGGTTGCCATGGTGTCGGCGGGC